ATCTTGAATGGCCTTGATTTCAGCGTTGTAGCCGTCAATCCGCTTTTGAGTGGCGGCGGCAGTCTCTTTAAGCCCGAATCGAACCTGTGTGGCGTACTGCTGTTCTGCCGTTGCGCGCTCAGTTACAAGCTTGGCTAGTTGCTGTTGGTCATCAAGCTGCCCGGAAGACAAGCGAATGCCCTTAGCCACAGCGTCAAGAGCCTGCGCGAGCGCACGAGAAGCGCCAGCAGCCTGGTCAATCTTGGAGATTGCCACGCCCATCGAGTTAACGATTGCGTTGCTAGCATCACCAACGGAGCGCGGGACATTCTTGAATTCAGCGTTTACCTTGCCTGTCTGCTCATACACAGCAGTCAACACGCGATCAATGGTCAGCTTGCCATCAAGCATCTGCTGACGAAGCTCGCCAAATGGAATACCCAGCCCGTCTGCGATCTTGCGACCAAGTTCCGGCATCTGCTCAATGATCGAGTTGAATTCTTCAGCCCGCAATGTGCCGCCTGCCACAGCCTGCGAGAACTGACGCAGCGCCGCGCTAATCTCTTCAGCGCTAGAGCCGCCAATCTTGCCGATCTTTTGCAGTGTGTCAGTCAGGCTAAGGACTTGATCTCGAGTAACGCCCAAGCTAGTCAGAGAGGCTGTCAGGCTCTCCCACAGCTTAATGGTGGTCGTTAGGTCGGAGCCGCCAGCCGATGAGATCTGGATGAGGGCCGCATAGTTGGTGCGCGCATCTGATGCAGTTGCGGACAGACGTTTAACCCGCGATTCCAGCAGGGTGAACTGCTCGCTGAGTTTTTGCAGGTTGGCAATGGCCTGCACGGAAACGATGCCAGCGATTGCGCCGGCCAGAGGAGTTAATGCCGTTCCGAATTTGTTAGCCTCGCCACCAGCCGTAGAAATGTTCTTGCCAAGAGTGCCCATGCTCTTGGAAGAGTTTGCAGCGGCCTTGTCTGTCTTGTTGAAGCCAGTCTGCAAGCCATCAAGACTCTTGTTCACATTCTGCGAGCCAGTCAGGACTTGAGCCGTCTCAATTTCAACCTGGTATTGGATGGATCCGGCATTGATAGTCATTTATTCACCTGATACTGACGCAATCTGTTAATTTCTGCGAGGCGGGCCATTGCTTCGTCGTGTTCTTCTGTCGGCGGAAGTGTTTCAGGCTTGCCGAACTTTGATTGCATGGCTCCTGAAAACTCTGTCATCGTCAGATTCCAGGCTTCTGCGCTAGAAAGTCCAAGGTGCGCGATTGCCTGAGCGACGAATTCACGAGGGCGAAACTCGGGCACATATTCTTCTTTCGGCTTTGCTAGCAGCCGACCTTCAGGTTTTACTCCGACGATCCCATGACGCATAAGGCATCGGGCAATGTGGACCATATCCTGAGACGGCATTGCGCCAGGAACGAAAGATCCCCAGCGGCTACCCACATGTCCAAGCAAAGGCGTCACGTCGGCATCACAGCAAGCCATAAGCACGTCATAAGCCGTAGCCATTACCTCTCGCTCCCACGCCCTGTACGCAGGCACAGGCCAGAACGGATTGATCTTTGGCGCAGAGAAGAGGATGCCGAATTTAGATACGATTTCGGATGGAGATCCTAGCGAGTCGATAGCGGCGAGACTTGGCCGAAATATGTAGTCGGTTTCACCAAGGCTAACCCCACACTCTCCCACAGAAGTGATTGCTCGCATGATTTGCGTCCATAAATAATTGCACTATTTTACCATGCGGGTATTGACTGCAAGAAAACCGTAGCTATACTCGGCGAACTCAAACGAATTAAGGATGTGAAATGCTTACTCTTATGCTTGTGCTGGGACTGTGTTCCGATGTTGGCTGCGATTACATTGATTTGACTAGCCGAGAGTCAGTAGTTAGCGATAGGGATTGCTTCGAGAAGGCTCAAGCCTACAACGAATACAACCGGTCGATTGGTGAAGATCCTAGATTCGCCTGCCTTGAGCCCGCGAAGTATCTGGCACTGGCGAAGAAGGAAATTTGAATAAAAAAAGGCCCCGATCAAGGGGCCTTTGTGTATCTGCTGCATTTACGCAGTTACTGTAACCGACGTAGTATCCAGCTTGGTAGGGTCGACCACAGACTTAGCAGTGATAACGACCGTGCCGACAGCCACGCCAGTAACTCGACCTTGAGCGTTGACTGTTGCGGTCGCCGGAGTTGCCGAAGTCCATGTTACAGCCTGATTAGCAGCGGCAGGAGCTACTACGGAATCAAGGTTAGTCACGTTGCCAACCTGAACTGTGGCAGTCGCAGGGATTGTGGTGACGGATACAACAGCGATTGGAGTGTCTTCAACAATAACGCTAGGCAGGCCTCCTGGGCGCGAGGTAGCGCTTGCTGTGATCGAGTAGGTAGCAATATCGTCATACGGGAACTCTTGGCTGAACTCAGTCAGCACACAGAAGCCGATTACAGTGTTGATCGGGCCTGTCAGACGCAGCCACACGTATGGTTGAGGATCGGTAACGAAGTGGTTGAACAAGAGTTGCTGGTTTGAAGTGGTGCCGTCATCGCGCTTGGTCACACCATCGATAGAAACTTCGAAGGTTTTGTAGGTAATCAAGGTGTCGCGAAAGCTGCCAACCGAATCGTCAGCGGTAGCATCAACAGTGTCGGCACTCATGGTCAGCGACTTGTTGCGAGCAGCGCCAAGTGGTTGCCATGTCAGCGTGTTTGGATCAACATCGCCGCAAGCCAGAGCAAATTCTGCTAGGACGCTCTTGCCGACGAATTTGGAACTTGCACAGTTAAGGGCCATTCTCGGCGCCTCCTATAAGGTTGTTGAGTATCGCCCACAACTGAGCGTATATTTCAAGCAATAGTTTAACACGTCAGCTCGAAATTAATTTCTAGCCAAGGTCGGTTTGTCTCTGTGTAATAAGGCCCTTGAATGCTTCCGATGGGCCTGATCTGCATCATGCAGCTTGTTTCAAAGTTTGCGATTGCCGCATCAAACAATGATTCTATAAATAGCTCAGCCGGTTCAACATCCCCAAGAGCCCGACCATTAGCGCGACCTGTGACGATTACGCGAATATGCGGATACTGGATTTCACCATTTGGCGAACGACCAGCATCAGACCAGACGGCTACAAACTTCTTGGTCGAGTTATTAGTCTCTTCCCACATGCCGCGACTGATTGTATAGCCGGCAGTAGACACGTACGCCTCTAGCCAGTCGCGGAATAGGTTGATTGGTGTGTGGCTCATTAGACTTTCATCCCGCGCTTAATGACTGCATCAATTGCCGCACGAGCATCTGAGTCTTCGAATGCTTTGCGTAGGAATTCTGGTTCGCCGTCTTTATCCCATACGTTTCCTCGTGATGGGTCTGACGATGAGCGTGGCGTATTAGTGCCGAGTAGAGTGCCAGGAGCATTGTGAACAGCAGCAGCATAGGCAGCTGTGTACCCGATAGCGCCTACAACACGAGTGCCATATGCAGTGATCTTGCGATACTGGCTATTGATCAGGTTGCTAGTGTCGATTGGTGTCATCGTTGCAGCGAAGCCAGCAGCGGTGATCAGAACTTCAGTTAGCGTCTTCTCTGCTTTCGGTCCCTGGATGTCTCCAAAGACGCGTTTTAGCTGCTGCCTGACTTCCTTAAGTCCGCGAACCGGCATCAGACAGTCTCCAGCTCGTACTCGTCTTCGTAGTTAAACGCCGACATTCCATGACGTGCGACTTTTCGTATCTCTGCGGCCTGCGCTGTATCCCAATCTTGAGCGGTGGTATCGCCGTATGCAATGCGGTCCAAGTAGCGAGGACGAACATCGCCAGTGTAATAGACGTCACGCGTTACGAACTCTGCGCCTTCAGTGTCGCGAGATTGGCGAGAAACTCCTTCGTGACCGCAAAGGATTGTGTATGGAGTGCCGTATGTAACAGCGCCACCCCACTCATTCTCTGCGATCCTTGGGTAGATCGTTGCGGTGTCGATCATGTACCACGCGGACATGAAGGCCATTAGCAGCACTTCCCGCCAGTAGAAACCCATAGGCCGGCACTTGCGCCAGGCTCAGGCGGAATTACAGAGGAGGTACAACCAGAAGTGTCCAGCGTATCAAGAAGAGAACGCAGAGAGCGATAACGGTCAGCAAAAGCGCCCCAACGAAAAGACTGAGAAGCACCAGACGGAGCAGTCTGCGAGCTGATCTGGCGATCCACATTAACGTACCCCGTTAAGCCGAGCAGATACAGATAGATAAGGGTTTGAGTAGACTCCGGATAACCGGCGCCATCTAGGCAAGGCTGGATAACTTCAACCGAATCAATCCAGAGTTGCAAGATGAAATCAGGCGGAACAGGAATGCCGTACGCCAGAAAGTATTGCTTAATTTGCTCAAGCGTAGGCATCAGCGATCCTTAATCTTCAAGTAAATAGACCGAACAGCCGTACGACCTTCTGCCGTCGTGATTGCGCAGGTAACGTATGCCGTAGTACCGTTAGTGCCGCCAGAAATCCAGACGGTAGCAGCAGTAGTCGTATGGCTAGATACTCCCATCTCTACACCAACCGGCTCAAACACTACAGACGCAATCGTATCGCTGATTTCAGCCAAGTATGCAGACCAGTCAAACGTGTAATCCAGAACCTCTTCAGGATCTTTAACAATCGTAGGCTTATCCGTACCTCCAGTGTATGTCTCTGTCATTCTGCGATGTTCCTGTTCTGAGGTTCTGGAGCTAGCTTTCTGTTCTGCGCTTCTAGTGCTGATACGCGATTCTGCGCGACCATAGAGACAACTCTGTTCTGCGCTACAGGATAAAACTGTCTTAGCTGAGCGTTAACCGGGTTAATGCGCACCTGAGCGCCGATAAACAGTGTTCTTTCAAGAGAGAATTCAACCTCTCCAGCCGAAGCCGATGCGGACATTATATCATCGGCGTTTGCGGCTGATAGGCTGGCGTAAATCTCTAGACTTGATTCTGATGATGCTGAGTCTGAGGGTTCATCAATCGATGCGTTGGCCGATATCAACACAGACGACGACGAGCTAGATGAGTCGCTCGCAACCTGAGATTCCAGCGACGCGCTCACGCCAGAAGACAGCAGGCTAGATACAGAGTCAGACTGAACCGTTACTGAGGACTGCGCAGAGATCGCTACCGATGACAAAGACGAGGCTTGGTCATTCGCAAGCTGCACAGCTAACGATGCCGAGATAGCAGACTGCGAAGAGGCTTGGCTTGATACCGAGTCGCCCTGGTTAGTCATCGATGCAGAGCCGGAAACGCTAGCCTGACCTTGGCTTGACACGGTATCCGACTGCATAGTCACTGCCGACTGAGCCGCGATCCCAGCAACAGAAGCAGAGGCCGAAGAGTCGTTAGCCAGAGTTACAGCCAGAGTCGCGTTAATCCCAGCCGATGCAAACGTCAGGTTATCAGCACTGAACTCAAGGAATGATGCGTGATCAGTGGCGAACGTGTTCGTTACTGTTGTTACTACGGTACCATCGAAGAACAGCGTACCTGTGCGCGTAACAGCCAGCGTCTGAGTGTGGATCTGCCAGACCTCGCAGACCAGCACGTCGCCTGCCAATGCCGCTACCTGAGTCGTCGCAGTGGTCGTGCCTTGGTTAACTCGCTCTGTAGTGTTGCTGACAATAGCGTCACCAGTCAGCCCAAGCGCATCTCCGACTGTTCCGACCTTGGCTCCTGTAGACGGTCGCCATACGTACACATTGAACCGTAGATCGCCACCCAAGGCCATCATGGTTCCGTTCATTGAGTTGGCAATGTTTAGCGTTACTGTCTGTCCTGCACCGCCGACGTTCTGGTTTGCCGACAAAGGATCTGAACAGAAGAAACCGTAGAAGCCACTTTGCTCTGAAAGTGTTGCAAGACTCGCGGCGACCGCTGAGGATTGCAAAACCCCCTTAGTCGTATCCATTTTCCTAAGCGTGTTCGCGCCGGTTGCCGAGTAGCTAGCAACCAACGACGACTGCTCGCCAGCAGGAAACGTGCCGCTTAGCGCATTGCTAGCAGCATGGAAGTACAGCCGCGTTGCCATTACGCGTTGCCGGTGGTCAGCGTGAAGGAGTTAACGGTAACGACTTGCGAGACGGCGATGCTGGTGTTATCGAGGATCATATCGCCGCCGCCAGCAGTGATAGTGCAGGTGCCTTGCGCGTGAGTAGTAGTGCCAGCAGTGTCGACGATACGGAAGTATCCAGCCGTGCCAGCAGCAGCGCCAGTGCCGGACCATGTGCCAGCCTTAGCCTTGACGCCGGATGCAGCAGCGCCCATCCAGTCAGGCGGCAGCGCCATCTCGACAAGCAGCGTACCGGTAGCAGCAGCCGCGCAGTTAGCCGGAACCGAGCCCGTGTAGATTCGCAGTTTAGCCGAAGTACCAGCCGTGCTTTCGAATGCGTCAAGGCGTGCGTTGTTTACTGCTACCGAATACTGGAGTGTCATTTTTCTGGCCTGGAAATGGTTTTGGCTATTTTAACATTTTTGCTTGACGTGGAATTTAAGCGGGGCTAATATCTGTTTACCGAAACGAAATATCTTCGGTCCCAGCAGCTACCCTGGGTCAACAAGGGTAGTCCGGAAGCGTGAAGCAAGCCGGATCCTCCTAAGGCAGCGAGGACTAAAGGAAAAGCCTCAGGTCTAGCCCGCCGAGTACAAAGAAAGGGCCTTACACAGAACCTGAAATCCGGCAGCTTGGAGCGACAGAGATGACCAGCCAAGAGTTCAACCAAGCAATCGAAGCGGTAATGGCCACCTACGCCAAGCACGCCAACGTGGAAAAGGTTCTGGCTTCTGGCGTTCATAACGCAACTTGCTTCGAAGACCTTTGCGAAATCGCTACCTACAACTGCGGCGAGTTTGGCGACACCGCTGAATGCGTCGAATGCTTCGGAAACAGCCTTGAAGCGATGTTGTCAGCATGAGCACTTACAAGCACTGCCGCCATTGCGACGGGAAAGGCTTTGAGCCTTCCGATAACTTCAGGATTTGCCATCGCTGCTTAGGCGCTGGTGGGAAGTACCAACCCCGCCCAACTCAAGCCCCTTAATAGGGGCTTTTTTTCATTCCTCATCTTTCTATTTAGGTGGACGACCGCGCCGAGGTGTTGCTACTTCTAGCGTCTTCTCGCCAGCAAATTCGACTTCCTTAGCCTTGTTGACCAAGCCAGCCGGCAGAGATTCATGCTTAACCCGAGCGCCAACCTCAAGCTCTACTCCGCCAACAAACACACCTTTCTCTGTAATCTCAAACTCTTTCATTTCTTTTCCTCAATAAAAAGGGGCCCGCTAAGGCCCCCATTCTAACCCAGCGGATTAGCCTTTGGTGAACTGGGCGTACCCGGCATTTCCAGCAAAATCGCGCTTGAACTGTGGAGCAACTGCGGTCATGATCTGGAAGCTGTACTCGTCGGTGAAGTTTTTACGCTCAATCGGCATAGTGGTTACAGGCATACCAGTCAGGATCTCAACAACCCGACGCTCTTTGACCACTGCCAGAATTTCGTTGGCAGGTACTGCGGTCGATGGAACGATTGCCAGAACGCCTGGGATCGCCATGATGCGAGTCAGGATGGTGTTCTGTGGAGCTGCGGTCACGTAGTCGGCAACCGACATTGCGAACCAATCACCGTAGTTCAGGTATACAGTAACACCACCGTAGTAGTTCTTGGCTTGCAGGCCCTGAAGAACCTTGGTGATAGCGGTTACCCACTGAGCGCCGGTAGCGGTTACCAAGTCGAAGTTACCGAACAAACCGGTAGCACGACCAGGCGCAGTACGCAGGCCGTATACCTGAGCGCCGCTTACGTTGAACTTGGTGTCACCGTTAACAACCAGGTCCTCAAGTTTTTCCAAAATGCGGCGGTTACCGTTGTCACGAGTAGCAGCGTCCAGATACTGCCAGCCACCATCTTGACGAGCGGCTTCAACATCGCGCCAGCCGAAAGTAAAGGTGGTGTCGTAGATCGGCAGTGGAGTACCTTCGTAATCCAGAACCGGCGCATCTGCTTTAGCGCGGCTACGACCATCCAGCGAGCTGTTCACTTCGCCCGAGTCGGAGACTTTGGAGAAGTAGTTCAGAACCTTGCCGATTGGAACGTTCTTTTGCAGGCTCGACAAGTCGGCAAAAACTCCGAGCTGAGCGCGCTGCAAGGTGATCAGATCTTTGTCGTAGGTAGCCCAAGCATCACGAGGGATGGTGTAGGCGTTACCGATCAGCTCGCCTTCGCTTTCTTTTGCGAGACGTTCCTGGCGGGCGTTGTGAGCGCGGCGCTTGCCGATAACGGCTGCTTCCTGCTCTTTGTTAAAGGTCAAAATAGGCATGTCTAATTACACCACGTAGGAGTTAGCGAGGATTCGGACGTCGCCCAAACCGTTAGCGGCAATGGCGCGGGATGCTGCCTCGTCGAATACAGCTACAGCGACTTCGCCGGTTGCGGCTGCCTTGAACTGACCGTTGGCAATGCTCAACATTGCGCCTGGAGCGTAGGTTGCGGCTGCCATGCGAACCTGGAACTCGTACTGAGGAACAGGCTTGAATGCTTCGCCGGTTTCGCCAGCAGGGATCGCGGTGTCCACGGTTTCGCCGATGTAGGCGCGGTTGTGGGTGATGAAGAAGTCAACCTTCGAAGTTGCTGCCACTACGAACTGACCGGTAGTGATCGAAACCGCCAAGCCAGGCAAGGTCGAAGCAGTGAACTTCAGAGTGCGCGAATCAGGCTGTGCAAGATGCACAGGACCACGCCAAATTACGTTAGCCATTATTTGGCCTCCTGGTCAGCTTGGTTCAAGCTATAGCCTTCGAACTCGTCTTTGGCGTTGGTAACTGGAGCGCCCGAAACGATGCCGGCAGCGGTTTGCACGCTAGCGAACATCTGGTCCAGAGCTTCACCACTCAAGGCGTTTGCAACAACTTCGCCGTGAACTTTTGCTACGGCGGCGCGCTTGTCTTTCAGGCCGGATTCAGCGGCTTCGTTCAGCTTGGCATTTACAGCAGTAAGCGCCTCGGCATTTTTAGCTTCAAGAGCTGCAAGCGCCGTATTGAATGCGCCCTGCAACTTATCGGCCTGCGCATCGAGCGCGGCTTGCAGTTCTTCAGGTTTCATATCGGGTGTTTCCTCGATCACATTAGCCACTACTGGCTGTTTAGTTTTGGTACTGAAATATTTTAGCACGCTTCGGACGTGCTCAATCATGGAGTTAGTTTTCACCTTGTATGACGTTTCAACAGTTACTACTTTCGATTCTCCAGTAAGGATTGGATTGTCGCCCTCATAGTGATAATCGATGGTGTAAGTGCCTTCTGGTGTCACGTAGATCAGTGCGCGATCATCAAAGTCCTGCACGTATGCGTAGGAATCCGAAGTAGCAAACCGCTCTTTGACTGCCTCGCTCAGAATGGCAAGCTTCTCGCCGTATGAGTCGTCTAGGGCGTCTTCGTTGGTAACTGGAACAGCAGAGTTGATTACGAAGGTTTTGTTGACCATCATGCCAACTCCGTCTTCTGGAGTTGCTGCGCCAGTCTCGCCAATGAGGATGGCGTCATGGTCGAATTGCATATTGCGCGCAATCCAGCCGTAGCCATCAGCGTTCGGCGTCATCTCGCGATCAAGGAAAATGCCAGTCGAAGTATGGATAGGCTCTTGCTTGTCGATAGCCTCAAGCAGTGCGCGACCGCTTTCCGAATTCTTGGCGAATTCAACGTCGATCCACTTTTCGATGCTTACCCGATTACCGACACGTTGCACGTTGCGATTCCAGGCGCCTACGTGATAGGCGTTAATCGCTTCAGGTTGTCGAGCGCTAACGTAATCACCATCAACCATCGGATGCGACAGTGGCGCTAGAGTGCCTTCAAGTCCCGCATACGCCTTATCGATCTCTTCCTTTGGATAGAGGCCGTTATTCATCACGACGCCATCAGGAAGAGTGAACGACGGCACCACGATATGCTCGCGACCGTTATGCTGCTCACGACGGATTGAGGCAGCGTTAACCGCTACTCGGACGTTGACTCGCGTACTTGTGGCGTCGGTGGTCGCGCTAACGACGAACGACTGTTTTTGGTGCATAGGATAGTCTCCAATAATTGCGCCTAGTTTACCATGCCGAATTTACTCAATAAGCAATGATAGAATGTAGGTAATTTACGAGGCCCTATTTTATGACTGTGAAACGCACGCCTGCACTAGATTTGGCGCTGAACTCGGCATTGAGCGAGCGGGCGACGTTGATGTCTCGTCAGTCGCTCATGAGTGGCAGCATCGATGCAGCCCGCCCCAATTCTTGGTGCAGCTACGGCTACAAAGAACATCTGTGCTTCAGCGACTTCTATCGCCTTTTTGAGCGCGGTGGCATTGCTCATGGCGCGGTAATGACTCTGAATGAATCGTGTTTCAGCTCGGATCCAGAAATTATCGAGGGTGACGAGGAAGATCGCGCCGAGGCTCCTACTGCCTGGGAGAAGCAATTTAAGAAGCTAGCTAAGCGCCTGAAGCTGTGGGAGAAGTTCCGCGATGCCGATATGCGACGTCTGGTTGGCCGGTACTCGTGCATCCTCCTGCAATTCAAAGACTCGAAGCAATGGGATCAGCCTGTAGGAAAGGCATCTGAACAGCAACTGATTAACTTGATCGTTGCATGGGAAGGTCAAATCAAGGTTACGTCTTGGTACGACAACCCGGCAGATGCTAACTTCGGCAAGCCAAAGACCTTTGAGTACTGCGAAAACGCACTGAATGACAACTTCAACGCAGAGCCTGGGCGCATCATCACGGTGCATCCGGATCGCGTTGTTGTTGTAGGCGACATGCGCAACGGGATTCCGTATCTGCTCGCCGGCTACAATGATTGCGTGAACATGGAGAAGGTGCTTGGTGGCTCAGGCGAATCGTTCCTGAAGAACGCCAGCCGTCAACTGGCAATCAACTTCGAGAAGGATGTTCAGCTAGACCAGATTGCCCGTGCTCACGGCGTTCCAGTTGGCGACCTACAGGAGATCTTTAACGAGGTGACGGTTGGTATGTCGAAAGGCATTGACCAGACGATCATCACTCAAGGCGCGACTGTTAGCCCTCTCGTTGCGACCGTTCCTGACCCGTATCCAGCATTCGATGTATCGCTGCAATCCTTCTGTGCCTCTATCCGCATCCCATCCAAGATTGTCGTTGGCAATCAGACTGGCGAGCGTGCGTCTACTGAAGACCAGAAGACGTTCAACAAGCGCTGCCAGGGTCGCCGGGTTAGCCTGTTGTCGTCGGACATCGAGACGTTTGTTGATCATCTGATGCGCCTTGGTGTGCTGCTAACTCTGGAATATTCTGTTTGCTGGGACGATCTGACCGAGGCTAGCAAAGACGAGAAGATCAGCATTGTCGTCAAGATGGCCGACGTGAATAGCAAGATGCTGGCGAGTGGTCAGCCAGTGTTTACGGCTGAAGAGATGCGCGAGGTGGGCGGCTATGACAACGATGTAGAGTTGCCGCCACTACCTGACATCGCGCCGCCAGAAGATCCGGCAACCGTGCAATAATCAAAGGCCCTACGGGGCCTTTCTTAATTAGAGGTAAGTATGGCAGGCAGCCCAATTCTCCCGCGCTCAAGCACAGATCCGTCGGGCCAGGACGTGCGCGAAAGACGATTCATGAAGGACTTTGACCGGCGCGTTAATGCAATCGGCAAAGAGGTGCTGCGAATCCTCGGCGAGCAGAATTACACCGTCGTTACGCTGAATGCATTGCAGAACAACGCGACCACGTATCAGTTTGAGCTTGATCAGGCGATCTTGGCCGGCATCAGTTCCGAGATTGAGCGGATCATTAACCTGATCATCTTGGAAGGGGGAGAGCAAGAGCTATGGAGTATGCGAGCGTACGTTGAGCCAGCATATGTGCAGGGTACGGCTATGACAGCCGCAAACCTGACAGTTCAAAGCGAGCTGTATGCATTGAGCAAGCCTAGTCTTGACGCGATCCTATTCAGTCCTCCTTATCGCAAACGCATCAGCCTGTTAGCTGCTCGTGAGTTCGAACTGATGCAAGGATTCGCCGGCACGCTGAAATCGGATCTTGCGCAGACGTTAACGCGAGGTATGATCGCTGGACAGAGCCCACGAGTGATCGCTAAGGACATTCAGGCGCGTACAGGAGTGAATAAGAGTCGAGCGGAAAGGATTGCGCGGACTGAAGTTACGAATGCGTTTAGGCAGGCGCGCATGGATGAGGCGCAAGATGCGCAGACTAGTTTGGGGATTAAGACAAATATCATGCACTTGAGCGCTCTCAGTCCGACCACTAGGCCGGATCACAGAGCTAGGCATGCAAAGCTGTACACGATTCAGGAGGAGCGCACTTGGTATGCGACAACGCCGGGGGCGCCAATAAATTGTCGATGCGGAATGACAGAGGTTCTCGTTAACGACAAAGGGGAGCCGCTGTCACCAGCAATCATCGAGCGAGCCAAGAGAAAGCTAGGCTAGCGCCCCCAGTCCTAGGACAAAGGACACTCTCTAGCACACTTGACAAATAGAAAAACACCAAACCTAAACTGTCCACGGTTTATGGATCGTGGACAGTTGGGGAATGGTGTTTTGGTGTTTGTCAAATCCTTGCGGTGTTACTCGTACGCCTCAACAGGCTGCCACTTGCCTTCGATGTATCGCTCAATACCTCCAGATAGGAAGCGGTAGATGTCGCAGTAGCCGTCGTTCGCAGCATCAAGATCTTCTGCGCTAGGCTCAACCAATGTATTGCTGGCGCCATCTTCGAAAATAATCAGATACATCACTTCACCTCCCGCTTAAAGCCTGCACGATCTAGGCGAACTGCCAACCAATCAATTGCATGTGGAGTGAGATGCATGCAGTAATCTTGGCTTAACTCGTCCAATACCTGTTTGAAATCGATAACCGCTTTCTCCCGATCTTCTGCGGCTAGTTGTTCTGGTGTGCGGATGGAGCGAAGGCACCCCTCGGCAATCGTGCCAGTGAAGTTTTCATCTACAACACAGATAACGCAGACAGGCCCAGTGGCGCCATCAAACATCGCATGACCGCCAACCTCTACTTTTGTGCCAGCTTCAAACCAGTCTGATGTCTCAGAATCAGCAAGAAGAACGCTTTCGGAAAGCTCGCACACTGTCCCTACTGGCGGCAACCCATCTTCCGGGCCTGACCATGTTGCCGCCTTTGGGCGCTCTTCAATGCTGGATAACGCACAAAACTTAAAGGTACATGCATCTCCGAATGCATGCTTATTTCCATCGTGAAGGTACTCGTAATGATGATCGTCAAACCAAACCTCGAATTCACCAATTCCGATCAGCCCGAAACCTTTGCACCATGCAGGCGCCAAACTCCAATCAACCTTACTCATAACTTAACCCCGTCCGCGTCGAATGCTTTGTGGTGCACATTGAGAACGTGCTTGAACTCTCCGGCCTTTTTAACAAAATCATCCTCTGAAAAGATATCATCAGAGAAATATGCAGGAGATTTCGAGTGATACAGCCAGTAATCGAAGTCTATGTGCTTGACGTCGTGAATGCGCATATCAATGCCTGACGCACGAATGTCCAGGCTTACGTTTACCTTGCCTTGCTCGTTAACCTGCATTGCAAGCTCAGACAGCTCTACAGTCAACGACTTCTCTTTTTCAGTAGCCACTTTCCACCCTCCGTTTCAGTTGTGAGCCGATTAAACGACACATTCAGCTCAGCGTCAAGTGTTCTCCGGAGAATCGTTAGCGCCTGAGTCTTGCCGGCAGCAACAATCCGCCCGAAGCCTGTTTCTCAATCAGCATTTCAGCCACAGCATCAAAGAGGGGGTCGAGTTGGTCGTCATGCTTGTGCGAGTCGTCTGCGCTAAAGTCTGCAACCTCTGCAAGGAATGGAAGTACCCAATCAGTCTTGGCAATCAGCTTGCCATTGCTGTCTTGAGTGCGCAGGATCGGATAGCCTTCCTCGCTCAAGATCGCAGGCACGAACACGCGCCCATTCTTGACATAGCTCTGAATGTCCAGGCATCGCGATACCTTGTTGTTGTCAGGGCCTCGAGGAATAGCCTTGATCGGGATGTGATTCTTGTTGGTCAAGGTCTGGATCAGGCCAGTGCCACTAGCCTTGTCCTCAATCGCCATGTGCCGGATCTGGCCTTGATAGGTGCTATCCCATGACGACCATTCAGCCCATGCGTTCTGCGCAGTCGTGATCAGCTCATCAGCGTCCCACTTCCCGCGCCTGACGTCGATCAGGTAAGCGTTGTTATCGACACCCAGGCCCCACAACTCAAACACGGAGTAGTCGTTAAGCTCGCCCTTCTTCTGCGCTGTATCGGCGTATACAGCTCGCCACTGCATTTGCGGCAACTGTTCGTATCGTTGCAGCCATGCAGAGTCAAGCAGGCCGCCAGTAAGCGCTTGAGGCCGCTGCATGTACTGAGACATGAACGTGTACTCGTCTCGCTCCCACAACGACATGAGGTCGTTTACGTGTTCCATTTCCGGCCAATATGACCAGTAACGAATTCCGCCTTTCTCGACCGAGTCAGTATCCTTGACCGTATCCCAGCACATTTGCCTGTATGGCTCAGGCAGAGTGGCGATGTAGTCCTCTGTAACCAGCGCAGGAATGGCGATGTTCTTGAACTCGACACCCATACCGCCAGCCATCATGAAGCCGGTGGCGTCCATTGTGTGGAGACGCTGCTGGATGGAAACGATGGGCGTAGGGTGTTCTTTCGACTTGTCGCCACGACGAGAGCGGAAAGTGCCGGTGAGCCGCGCATTGCTCGCGTCACGCTTTGTATTCGAAAGCATGTCGTCGGGTTTATTGAGGTCGTCAAAGAGCAAGCAGCCGGAGAACTCAGGCCCGAAGTAGCCAGCACGACCACCTGTGATCTGACCGCCAGCCGATTTGCTGATTGTCTGCCCAACTGATCGCCCCTTATCGTCGATCAGCTCCCACTCTTCAGCCTGGTTCACGCCAAAGACGGAAGGCCAAAGCTCTTGGTATTCCTTAGACGCAATAATGTCCCGCGTGCGTCTGGAGTTACGACGTACAAGCGAGTCAGCATAGGAAACGTTGAGGTTTCGGAACCGGCGCAGCTTCTTGGACTGGACTTTCGTGTTGATGTATGCCGGAAGGTGGATAGAGAAGAACTCTGTCTTCGTACCGCCAGGTGGAATGTTGACGATCAGGTTGCCAGGCTTAAGCTTCCCGTTGATCAGGTCGTCAATAGACGCTGCCATCATCTTGTGGTGCCAGTTCACAAGCAGCCGATCACCCTGGAGCAGTTCGAACCAGATGCGGGTGAAGTTAAGGAATGACTTCTCTGACTTCTGCTTGAGGATCAAGCGGTCAGCGAAATTCATATCCTCCCAATCGAGCAGCTTATTAGTCGAGGTCATCGAGCTTGTTCCCTAGCTCTAGTTCGGCCTGCTTGTAATCTGCGGGGGAGTAGTTGACGTGCGTGACTGTGCCGGAGTTGCTGACTTCTGACTTCTCAACCAGCCCAATATCCCGCGCAATCAGCGTAGGGTTCATGAGCCCAGCAACGGCATTCTCGAACTTGTACTGCTTCATGCGGTCTTCAATCTCGTCGCACACAAGATCGAACTCTTCGCTGATGCGGTAGTTCTGCCAGGTGTGGCGATGGATTCCTAGATGCAGGCACAGGCCGACGATAGTGACGGCGCGAGGCTTCTTTAGCTCAGCCGTGAAGATCTGCCCTTGAGCGCAGAAGTGTTTCTCTTCAATCAGAGGGTTAGCATCTGCCCATTCGAGGTAGGCTAGGCACGATTCGCGCAAGTCATCCGGCGTCTCAAACATCCGAGTACGCCCGACAGCAGAAGTCTTATCCCCGGTGTGTACTACTGGCTTATTAGCCATAAAAAAGCCCTCCATATGAAGGGCTATCTTACCATTAACCGCTTATATCGGCCTTCTTGGTGGCAAACTTAGCAGCAAATGCCTTAGCCTGGTCAATACCGAACACTGCAATAGCGCCGCCAATCGCGAATCCCCAGCCGCTAGAGAATCCGAACGCCTCAACCGTCGAGCCAACGACGAATGTAATCACACCGCCGCTAGTCACCTCCCAGAAAGAAGTCCAGAAGGTTCGCTCTTTGTTCCGGAAAGCCATCACTGTCGAGAGGATAACGTTCATTATTGCGGCCTTGATTGGCTCCGGAAGACTCGCCCAAAACTGAGCAATTACGCTTGGGTCGCTAGTAGGGTCGCTCATTGGTGACTTCTTCATGGGATGGGTCTGATAGGAGGAATGTATCCATTTGACCGTAGTTTAGCATTTGCGGTTCGGTAGCTTTTTGATATCACTTTTTGGCGGGCAATAAAAAGCCCTCGATTGTGAGGGCCGGGTTATTCTTTGCAGGCTAACGGCTTCCTGCTTTCACCGTATCCCTACACCATGATTTCGATCTCCATGCTTGGCGTATTAGGTCATTCGCCTTCTGGTCTCGGCCCGATGTACCCGCCACCGACGAATGCGCTGAACTCTACGACGCCCTTTCCTTGGTCACTGCCTTCTTCATCGGTGTAGCCGCAAACAGGATAAGTCTTGTAGTGCGTATTATGCAGAACGCTTACCTGAATTCCACCTTCAACCGCTTCAACCGAGCGAACGCGATGGATTCTGTGTCCCAGAACGTCAAATGCTGCAATCTTGCCCGCAATCATGTCTTTGTAGCTGATTTTCATTTCATTCTTCCTGTTGTGCCGTTATGGCAAGAAAACTATAACACACGCATCAGATTGCAAATTTTCTTTAACTGATCGATGAAAATAGTAATTTAATGCATATCGCAGGCAAAAAAAAGCCCATCGGACGGTTCACGATGGGCTAAGGATGGAGCAAGCGATGAGGGGGAATCGCTTGGTTTACATTATTGCACAGTCTTGTACTTTGGCGCAACTCTGATTCGCAATTCTAGCTCGTGCTCCTTATCAACGTTGTAGTGAATGAACTGCCTCAGCTTATCGCACGCCTCGTCATCCATCTTTAACCCTGCACGGAACCGCTCATACCGCGCATACCCAAGCTCGCACATGGTCATCATTGCCATTGTGTTGATTTGTTCTAGGTCGTTGATTGTGGTCATGCATGTACTCCGATTTTCCAGCGCTGAGGTGCGCCGATGATGTCAACCAGCTTGTCACCATGATACGCAAGCAGCACCCCGTAGTCACTCAACCGCTCATATGCCTTGCTTGTAGAGATTTTACCGTGCAGATATTCCCTGTTTGTTTTAGCAATGAATAAAGCCACGACCTTCTCAGCAATCTTAAGCTGATCCTCTGTTTTGCAGCTATTAATGATCTCGGCAACCTTTGCAAATTCGCTCACTTCTTCGCCCTCCACCAATACCAAGCATTCATCACGTTCCAGTACGGCCAGGATACGCACCACATTGCCCAGGCCATTGCCCAGTGGTGCCATTGACCTGTGGCTAACTCTTCCTTGTCAAGCCAGAAGTAGACCATTGGCCAGTAGCTGACCACGCCGAACAGGAGGTATATTGCGATTAGGGTTGTCATGTCAAGGATGCCCCGATTGTGATAGGAATTACAATAGCCCACCATTGCCAGTCAGTAACATTTAGACCGCCTACTGCATTAAGCATTACGCCGCCAAGGAACATAAGCGAATACCCAACAAATTTGCTCATTTCAAAACCCCCAAAGAACGCTGAACCGCCATCGACTGCAACCAATCTAGCTCATGCGCCTCAATCAGCGTGGTGTGCTTGAGGATCTTCTGCGTACTCGTGAGAGCCGTATTGCTTCCTACCAGCGCGTATTCTCCGGATTCGTATAGGAGGAATTGGCCGGGTTTGAAGTGTGCAGGTGGACCTGATTGCCATTTTACGATTACGTTGATCATTTAATTACCGTCCACTCGATATCAGAAGGTGTTTCTACAGACTCTGAGCCGTCGTATTCATCAATACGGTACACATTCGATTCTATTTCTGCGATTTTCAGTTCGGCGCATCGGCCCGCTGCATCTTTACCAAGCCGCTCAACTACAGCAACAAGAATCGGGTCGTGTCGCTCGATATCACCACCAAGATATCCGTATTCCTCTGAAACTTTGCTCCACGCTGAATTCTTGCCTGCTGCCCGCTTAGCCAAGCGCACAGCATCTGCACTCAGAGAGAATCCACCAAAGCAAGCGTTATAAACAACCTTGTGCATACCCACCTCCACTCGTTAATTTCAGCAAGATTAGACCTGCATTTTCAGCAGGTCAAGTCTTAAATGCGATGCATATCAAAAAATCTACAGGAAATGCATCGCGTATTGGTCAAAGCAGCCTGCCGTTTTCTTTAGCCCAGTCTAGCGGATGTTTTGCAGACTTTCTGCGATTGCAGCCAGGACAGAGAAGCTGTAGATTTTCTGGGAAGCTTGATCCGCCAAGCGCAATAGGCATCACATGATCTATGTGGAATTTTTCCTTTCCTTCCGTCTTTAGCTTCTTCGTACAGCTAGCGCATTTCGCCTTCTGAGAGAAATACAACCTGTTCACGTCATCAACGGTAAACGACCCACCATTCTCGGCGACCTTTGCTCGCCTGGTGTTCTGGTAGCAGCGCTGGTAATCCCGTATTGATATTCGATTGGCAAGGACGTAGCGCCTTTTCATTGCCTTGATCTGATCACCTTTGCGGCCTATGTAATCAAGGCGCCACTGGTCATATCGATCCTTGTTTGCGAGATAATGCACCAGCTTTGCAGCAGCAATGCTTTCTTTGTTTTCTTCTCGATAGACGCGCTGATACTCAACGCGATCAGGTGTAGATCCTCTACCTTCGAAGCACTTGATGCATTGACCAGTGATCGTATAGCGCTCGCTAATGTGACCGCGCTTGCAGGTAGATGCAGGAAAATACCGCTTAAAGCCCATAGCCTTAGCAGTAGAACGAAGAATGATGTGAATGTGCATCTGATACCACCGATATGGCTAGAAGGATTTGCGGATAATCCATGTATCGGCATGGAAAGGCTGGCCGGCCCTGTCTCCGCAAAACGAATCATATCATACCGAGTGAACAATCCGCCGTTGTTTAGCAGCAGTCCCAGGCATTGCGCCTGCGATCAGATCTTGAACCTCCTCAACCGTCAAAGTCACACGACCTTTTTCGCCGTATGTCTTGGAGCGGATAACCATCGTCAGGCACGAATTAGAGCGCCACCCGCCGTCATGCGCGTACTTGTCGACAGGTGCTAGCTGGTTCCATGACTCTACGGTTACGCCTGAGAATTCCTTGCTCACCTGTCTATGGTGAATATGTCCAATATCGATATATCTGTATTTAGACTCGCCCCAGTCATGCGCGAAGTCAGTAGCCATAACGTCAACCAGGCGAGCCGGCTTGCATTTGTCGCTGTGGTGACACATCACGAACGTGTTGCCCATGCGGTATGGGATGAACACGCTTGAGTTGTCGAGGATCTTGACGCGATCCGTATCGCCGTACACGTGCTGAAGGAATACGCGCATCCATACGTCGTTGGATCGGCTGTGGTTGCCCTGATTGATGATCACGTCAACGTAGAGGAACTTGCTCAGCGCCTTCTCGATAATCGACCGCATGATGCGAGCGACGGACTCGATCATCTTTGGATAGCGGCTGTCATAGTCGAAGTCATGCCCTGATTCGCTCTTGGCTGTAAAGTCTTGGTAGTGGGTCATATCCCCCAGGTCTTGAATCACGCACCGCTCACAGCTAGGCGCACGATCAATCAGCAGGTGCATTGCCTTGACAAGCTCGCGCTCGGCAATCTTGATATCGAAGTCATGGCCTACTTCTTTTGAGTGGGCAAGCATGCCGACGTGCCCGTCACCGATCTGGAACCAAGGAATGATATCGGTATCGAACTCCGAATCTGCTGGCGGTGCAGGAGGCTCAAGGCGCTCGATCTCTTCAACGTAAGCGTGTGCGTACTCACGCAGCATCTCAGCCAATTGCTCATGCTGAATGCTGGTCTTCACCCACTCAAGGACTGGCGCCTCTTCTCCGCGCTTGTAGAGCTGACTGGTGCCTTTGACGATGTACGGCTTTGGAACTTGCCGCGTCATCTGGTGTTCAGGGCTATAACCGCTCAGCGCCAACCTAGCCTTCCACCGCCGCATAGTCCTTTCGCTAACCCCTAAAGCCTCAGCCATGATTGCATTAGTAGCGCCCGAATCAATCGCTTCCTTGACTAGCTGCTCGTTGTATTCGGTCATTTGGCTGTGCTCGTTGGGCGGGATGCGAATCGGTATTTGTCTGCGTCTCGCGCTCGGTTATCACCTTCCGAGTCAATGAACCGTATATCTCCATTCTCATCAGGATCTGCAATCAGTATGTAAAATCCGCCATTTTCGATACCTTGCGTCGCCTCCATTGACTCTACAACATCACCGCCATTCCAGTTTTGCCACTCCTGCATATCAGGAATATCGGAAATAATACGTGCAGACTTTTCTGTTTCTTGTGCCTCCAACTGCCCACACTGCTCACTAGCCGCCTCAGCGTACAGTGACGCATAAGCAACGAAGTCAAGCGCGGAGTCATGATGGTATTGCTCTGGGTTTTGCGACTGTCTGACGAGCTTAAGGAGGCCCAGGAACATCCAGCCATCGCTCTCTTCCAGCATGCTGCCAGTGATGCAGTTGAATGCGCTCACAGTTGCAGCCATAGACCGCTCACCAGTCGGCTTGTCGTACTGCTTGCCACGCTCAGCCTGAACGTCGATTGCTGCTTGTAGGAATTCTGTGGATTTCATTCTTGCTCCCCCAGTGAGTCAATATCGATCTTTGCTTCGTTCGTTGCGATTTCGTACAGCTTTCGTTCTTCCCTCACGCCGAGGTTGCAGTCTCGTAGGCGATTCTCTGAGATCCCAGTTCTCAGAGCAATGATCGGATAGGTCCAGCCCCTGCTAATCATTTCCATGATGACCTCATGCATGTAGTTCTTCCTTATGGGTTACGTCGAGTCGGTCGGCTTCTGGCTTTATGGCAAGTAACTGGGACTTGCAGAACCATCCAGATTTTGCGCGCTTAAACTCACCATCAACGAAGACAACCATGTCATCGCAGGAAAGATGTATTTCACATCCTAGATCATCGCTGTCTACTGCTAGTACCTGCCCAATTTTGCCAATGTTCTCTTCTAATTGGCCTGATTCTGTTTTTACAACTAGTGCCAACATCCCAACCTGCAACTCACTCATACCCAAAGCCCCTGCGTAATCAGATTCTCATGAACCTCAGCCAGGTCGACCGAGAATTCGAGTTTAGTACAGAAATTGGCGCAGGCGTTCCAGTATTCGTGGCGTGCGTGGGTCAGCGCTTCCTTCGCGATATGGGTAGCAGTCGGATGCTCGATATCCGCCTTAGTGAATGCCAGGAGTGCTGCCTCTACTGCTTCACGGGCTTGTTTGACTGTGGTCATGATTTATTCCCCTCTATCTGCGCCCAGATGGCGCGTTCGATGTCACTTTGGAACTGGATCGAGATTAAGTCAAGCGATTCTTTTGAAATTGTTTCGCCTATTTCGTCTATGCCGGATTCAAGAGTCCACTCAAGCTCGCTGTGGCCGTTTGCGTGCGATGTGGCTGGCTCTGCGTGGGCGTAGTGGATATCGGCGTCCAGAGTCAGCCCTAGGATGCTCAGCGTTGGCATTAAGGGTTCTCCGGAGAACGATTAACTGCTGCTGATGCCTGCCAACCCCACCATGCGGCCTGCACTTGTGTATTTCTGTACTGCCCATCTTTTGGGTGTCCCGGCTGATTCCTAAGCAATAATGCATTCCGTGACCACCCTGCAAGCAATAAGGCTGATTCGAACTCTTCACGCATCTCACTCATACACCCCTCCAATAACTAATTTTCGTCTTGACTGTTGGCAGGATATACACAAAGGCGAACCATGTGCAAGCTAGGATTGGCATTTTAGGGATTCTCCGATGCGTGCCGCGATGTTTACTATGGATTCGCGAACATATGCGTTCCTGCTTTCCCTGTCGTCGTGTGCCTGCCATGCCTCTGCAATAACCCATTGGAGATTCAAGCCAGAAATACACACAGCCAGCCGAAGAGAATCCCCATCGTCCGCGCCCGGCTCCCACCTCCGCAATATAGCGCCGTCCTTGACCAGATAATGGCTGCCGTCTGGATCAGTGAAAAGGTCATGCTCGATGGCGAAGGCTGCGTTTTTTAGGGTTGTTTGGCTTACCATGGCGACGATACCTGCTCAGGATTGAATGGGCTATGAATCGCGTGGTCTTCCATTGGTCCTAGCCACATGGTAGCCATTTCAACCTCCGTGATTCGGCCATCAGTCTGATACGGCCCCATCTCGTAAGCGTTGCAGTCCCAGCAGATAGCGCCAGTCACCTGCACCATACCGACGCCAACATCCACGAACTCTGCGTCTGTTTCACCACTACACCATCTGCAATCCGGCGACTTCATACACCCTCCAAATTTTCCGCAAAAAGAAAGGCTCACATTAGGAGCCTTTTGGTGTGCGTGTCAAGCATTCATTGGCGCTTAATTTCTATCTCTACAACGGTTCCAAAATCACCGATCAGATCTTCTGCAATATCTCGGCAGTCGCCCTCTGTTTCACCATCCGCGCAAACCATCCATTGTGACCACAGATAGCCGCCGGTCGTATGCTCTGTGAATTTGTATCGCCATAGTGCAATCATTTCAGAATCTCCAGCGCCAACCGCTGAATGTCGGACCACAATTGCGATGAGGGCGAGTCGTCGTACTGCGCCAGCATCTTAGCCAACTGCCTGCCACTAGACGCACAGAAGGCCTCGTAGGTGATTCCTAGTTCCTTTGCGCGTATCGGTCGCGGCTTATGATCAATCACAGTCGCTAGCTCCATCTGTCCAGGCAATTTCATTTCTTATCCGCCATGATTTGTTTGGCGCGTTCAAGTACAGGTGAGACATAGAACCTATCAAGGTCGCCAGCAATTGCCATTCGTAGCTGACCATAGCAGCTCTCTAACTCTTTCACCATCTCATCCACCAACGAAACATAAACATCAGTCGTCTCCTGGCAGCGGGTGAAGGTGTCGAGGCGTGTATCCCATTCCACGCATAAATCTCCGTCGCATCCACCATGCGGCATGTACTCGCCGAAGTCATCACTCCAACGAACACCCTCAGGCACCGGCCAAATTTCCTCAAAACGTTCGCGAATGTTCATATTGTTCGTCTCCATGTTCGTTATTGTTAAAAGGCGAAGATTTAATCAGGATTGTATACAGTTCGGCTCTATTTTGTAGCTAAATCAATAGCTTCCTGCGCAATACTTCTCACCAGATCTGTAGCCAATGTTCCGTACTGGCATCCGTCGCTATCGTTGGCGTAATCGATCAGCATCTGTAAAGCGTCGATAAGCCTTGGAGCAGCGGCAACCAGCTTGATATTTTGTTCTGCTTCGTCTCTGCGACCATTGATAGATGCTACAGCCCAATAGTTTGGCGATCCATCTGGAATGTCTTTGTGAAGATCTGTAACGACTGTATACGTCCATTCGTCTGGACGAATTGCAATCCATGGTCCTTCAGTAAATCCATGCATCTTGCTTCCCCTCTGCTACTCGCTTAGTTCGTGCCGACATTGCGTTCAGGCATCGCTTGCAGGTTACATATATCGCTCGGCCAGTGCTTTCATATTCATCTGATGCGATGCGGCAGTAAGCGCTGCATTCGCAGTCGTCACCACTGCAATGGCATGGGACGTAATGCACTTTCTTTTCCATGGCACACACCCTCAGTAAAAATCAACAAACAACTCCCCTTTCTTCCCCACCTCGCAATCTTTCTCGATTGGCGAGATGAGTACGCCGAGGATTTGGCGGTGGTCGTCGAATCCAGTACCAAGAGGAAGGTCGCCATGCTCCTCGTAGGCTGCCAGGAGGATTGGGAGTAGGTCGGTTAGGGTCATTTGGTGCGGATTCCGGCTGCGTTGATTTTGTGCTTGGTTAATGTAATTCCGTGGCGCATAGACTCGCATTCGGCTGACGTGCATGTCCAGTCTTTGTCAACGATTACAGGAAGCTCGATAGTGATTGCTTTTCGTGAAGCCTGCCACGTGCCCCACATCGCTTCCTTGCAACACACCGTTATTGCTGGCGGCCAGTCCTTAGACTCCTCCGCGTACCACTCTTCAAACTGCTGCCTGCTATCCATAAACCCCTCCACCCAATAACGTTAAAGGTTAACTGTTCTCTGGAGAACTATTTAAGCGCTTCGACAATGGCATCACGCGCATCTACGGCACTGCCTGCCCATGGATCATTGCCAACGATCCCGAAATTCTCACGTACTGCGGCTCTCATGTCTCTTTCTACGCATGGTTTTGCAAGCCTCAATGCTTCTCGAAGAGATTCAATCTCATCAACCATTGAAAGCACGAAATCAGGATTAGCCGCATTAATGAAACGCTCAACCTCTTCGTACCGAAAGATTCCAGAATTCTCCCAGTTCGCTTTTGCTTCTTCTGCTCTCTGCTTAACATCTGAGTAATCAATCATTTCCACCCTCCGTAAATGTCTGCTGATTATGGCTTAGGTGTTCTACCAGTCAAGCTTTTTCTTCATCGGTGGAAATGTTTCAAGCGTAGCCAGGTTGATGAAGGTGAAATAGCCGTCAGCAGTCCAGCCGGCTGTATCGATGTGATAGACGTTTCCTAGGACTACTGGAGCGCGCAGTGGAGTGTGACCGCAGATAACAGCTCGCACACCATCAACGCCAGAATCATCATCATGCTCAAAGCGATTACGCGACCACATGACGAAATTGCGCCCATTGCGATTGGAGAAATGGCTTTCCAGGTTCTGCCATCCGCCATTGGGCACGTCTGCGTGAACGATGCCGACTGGCCCTTCATCAGTCTCAACCTCGATAGCCAGTGGAAGGTCATTGAACAGGATCTGCAAGCACTGCTGCTGCACTGTAGGCAGCCCAACGAACCAAGATCCGCCGTTGTACATCCAGTTCCCGATGTCGCAGGTGTCGTAGCGGCATACGTAGTCGTCATGATTTCCGCGCACAGGATGGAACCAGCCCTTTGCAAGCCACTCCTCTACCTCTTCGCACTCAGGCCCACGATCAACCAAGTCGCCAACGCTGAACAGGCGGTCGCACAGAGGATCAAAGCCGATAGCGTCCAGAGCCTTTTGCAGCTTAGTGAAATGACCGTGGATGTCGCCGACGCAGAAGTCTCGGCCTGCTGTGTTTTTGGTGAAGCGTTTGATCTGCTGCATCTCAATCCTCCAGAATTACGCTCAGTTAGGTCGACCTCGTTACACCTGCTCCGTATTGATGGAGCAGGCGCAACACGACCTCTATTTGTCGGCGTAGATCTTTACAACGACCTTGCCGCCTGTGAATTTATCCATTACGCGAACACGTATCTGGAAGCGAACGTCATCAATCCCTAGAGCCTCCGCAATGCCGTCTCTACCGTTTTTGAAAGCTGCAACCATATTGTCATCGTCACGACGTCGATTGTCTGGTGGATAGAACTCAAGATCAAGCACTAAATCACCAGCAGGGATAGGCCATATCCGCATTGAAGCAATGTCCTTGCAAATACCTCTGTACGCCTTCACAAATCGTCCTTTGACAGCCCAATGAAGCTTCTTGTTTGGGTTCAGTTCTTTCGGCGGATACGGCATGATGAGCTTGATCATTTGACTACGCTTCTCCAGCTTGACTCTAATTTCCTTTGTTTGTAGCCCTGCTCATATCCAGCCATATAAGCCTCAGCAGCGGACCCTCTTGCTTCTGGATGAAGGAATTTCCATTTCAGCTCAAGCCATTTCGCTAGGTAGCTCTTCATAAGTTGTCTATTCACTATTTCTTCACCTTCAGCAATGCGTTCAATTGGTTTCGTGTTTCTTGCTGTATTTCCGGCCTTGATAGAAGCTCTCTCTCAGCCCACATTCGGCCCCTGTTCGATTTCAGGCCCAAATAAATCTGACTGGCATGCTCCTTGGCTAGACTCCATTTCCGGAGACATTCCGCTTTGTGGCTCTCTATGGCTTCTCTCTCTGCAATCGAAAGGGTTGCCAAGTTGTGCGATGAAACAGGTTCCGCAGATAAATCCATCATTGCTCTCCACTAGAATTTCATCCCGCGTACTTTATCTGTCTTTTTCGGATTTTCCTGTTCATCCGGGATGTATGCACCTGCCTCGAGCGGGGCGAATCGAGCATAGCGACCCTGGAACATAGCAAAGAACGTTTTAGCCTCGTTCTCACGAGAGATAGACAGGATGATCTCTGCAATCCCCTTGCGATCACTGTCGGGGTTGTATACCTCGTCGCGGTAAACAAAGATCACCATGTCAGCATCCTGCTCAATGGACCCTGAGTCTCGCAGATCGGATGGTACTGGACGTTTATTAGGGCGCTGCTCAAGCGAACGGTTAAGTTGAGATAGCAGAAGAACAGGTATTTTCATCTCTTTTGCAAGAAGTTTTGCTTGTCGAGAGATCTCCGTCACCTTTGCAACCTGATTCATCTTTGGATCATCCGCATCTAGCAATCCAAGGTGGTCAATCATTACAAAGTCAAGGCCGTGCTTCCGTCGGTGGCGTCGGCACATTGAGCGGATCCGGCGCATAGTCAGACCTGGCCGATCAGACAGAGTGATTCTTGCATTCTTGATATTGGCTGCTGCCAAACCTAAGAATGGTGCGTAGTCAGAAAGCACTGAGCCATCCTTCATTGCGTCAAGCGGGATTGAACCCTCTGCTGCAATAAGTCGATCCATTAGCTGCCTGTTGCTCATCTCAAGACTGATAACAAGAACCTCCTTGCCTTGTCGTATAGCAGCGTTACGCACGATATCCATAGCAAGAGTTGTCTTGCCCATCTTTGGCCGTCCAGCGATGATAACGAGCTGCTCAGGCTGCAACCCACCGGTATGTTTGTCGAAGTCTTCTAGACCCGTGCAGATTCCAGAGATTGCGTCTCCTTGATTCATCCTTTTTTCTAGAAGATCAATGTGATCAACGAGCACGTCGTAAGCATCGACTGTTTCAGCGGTAGCAGATTCGCCATCAATGGCTAGAATTTCAGATTGTGCCTGAGCGATCTTGTCAGGCGTATCCATCGTGCTGTGCGCAATCTGGTGAATCTCTTGTGCGGCAGCAATCAAGCATCGATCAAGTGAGCGCTCACGCACGATCCTAGCGTATTGCTCTGAGTTGGCAATGCTTGGGGTTCCGTTCTGTATCTCTGCTGTATAGGCGAACGCAGGGTTTCCGCTATCCAGGGTGCCGATGTGCTCTCCAACTGTAAGAAAGTCAATCTTCCTGTTTAGAGAGTTAAGCTCAAGGATTGCCTTGAAAACATCAGCGTTGTCCTGCCAGTAAAAATCCTTTGCCTCGATGTCTGCCGCTAGCAAATCAATCAGCGAAGGATCAATCATCATTGCGCCAAGGACGCTCTGCTCTGCTTCTAGGCTAAACGGGTCTCTCATTGCGTATTTTCCTTGTGGTATGTGCCTTCAATGATCTTTCTGAAGTTCTTAGGCTTGAAGATCCAGTCAAAATTGCAAGACTTCCATCCGGTTTCACCCATCAAGAAATCAGATTTAGCTACGTATCCAAAAAAACGGTCGAAGAAATCAACGGACCCATAATCCTCTTCCTTAGTCCAGATAGCCTTTACTGCTTGCCTGCGATCAGGATCCAGCTTCCTAGGCTGCGGGAATGACGGAAGCCTTTTGCCAAACGAAGCCAAAATCTGGTCATAAGGGATATGTATCTGAACCGTCTTTACCTTTTGATCATCACCAAGCAAATCGGGTGATTCAGCTTGCTGATCACAAGGGCTTTTCTCTTTATCTGTATCTGTTTCTGTATCTGTATGGTTAAGCGTTCGTTCAATCGTTCGTTCAACGTTCGTTGATTTAGGCTGCGAAGCCTCCTGTTTACGGGCTGCTCTTGCTCTTGCTGAGGCCTTCCCTGCTCCTGATGCCTTGATGCTTTTGCTGTTTACAGCCTCCAAATCAGCCTCAACACGGAAGTGAATCCACTGATTACCGTCTTCAAAGAAGAATTCTCGCAACGACTCTTTAACATCAGCCCAACGTTCGTTGGACAAACGTGCAACAGGCGCTAAGCGGTCGTGACGCAATGCCTTCCCTGTCTGCCAATAGCTGAACAGCAATAGAAGGTATGCCCCGTGCTCCTCCGTGGTTAGGTGCTGCGTGTCTGCCAGGTAGTCGGCAACGTAAAGCTGCATGTATGGAAGGGCAGCCATATTTAAGCCTCTGCCTTGAGCTTCCCGGCGCTCTTAACCTGTAGCTCGTACTGTCTTGCCATAGGAACCTTCTCCCCCCAACGGCTGATGTTGTGAGGCCAGATGCCTAGCGCGTCTGCCAAAGCCTTGATACCGCCGTAGTAGCTAATAGCGTCCTTCGTTTTCATCTATTGCACCTAGGTGTTTACGTTGAGTGACAAAGCATACCACAAACCAAAAACAGTTCTCCGGAAAACACTTAGATTTTCGCAGCGATAAACGATCCATCTCTTATAACCAATTCGTCTTTGACTTCAGTACAGGATGTACTAGCCTTAATCACAGGGGTAGCTACCTAGCCGCCCCTTGGACTCAACCCTAACGAAAGGATTAATACTAAAGCGAGGATTCATCATGACTACTACTAAAAGCAAGCAAGCAGTGGTGCTCCAAAAGATCGCCGAACAGGGCGACAAGATGGACAACGTGGCAGGCGCCTTTATGAAGCTAGTCAAGGAAGAGAAGATAGACACGCTGGAGAAATTCAACCCGTGGCTGTCGATTGGTTACGAAGAGAATGGCTGGTCGAATGTGATTGGTCGTCCGGTTCCTGGGTCGACGTTGGTTCCTGCGCCTAGGTCTGTCAAGCAGTACGCGTCGATGTTTCGAGCTGCCTACAAGTACGAGATGGACGTGATGGCGTTCGAGTCGGTGCGGCAGATGGTTGACGCGGTTGCTGAGAAGCGTAAGGAGCTGTCTAAGCCACCAGAAAGGCTGCCAGACCCCGAGCTAAAGGGTGTACTACTGCGCTCCACTGGGCACATGAACGGCGCTCTCTGGCATGACGCGATTGTCGTCATTGAAAACCTGAATGAAGAGGACAAAGATGATTTCGAGCAGCGATTGCGAAAACTGGTTATGCGTTTCCAGTCCAAGGTGCCGAAAGAGATCAGGAAGCCGAAAGCCGCTTAATCGTTCTCCAGAGAACAATTAACCCCAGGTCGAAAGGTCTGGGGTTTTTTGTTGCTATCCAAAAAATCTAGGAGTACGATTGCCGAACTCAAAACAAATCGGCGGACGAAATCGAATGCAGCTAATGAATGGCGATTGCTTGGAACTGATGAAAGGGATTCCTGATGGATCGGTCGATATGGTGCTTTGTGATTTGCCTTATGGGACTACGGCGTGCGCATGGGATTCGGTAATATCTTTCGACCGTCTTTGGGACGAATATAAGCGAGCGTTGAAACCAGATGGTGTTTTGGCGTTTACGTCTTCTCAGCCGTTCACTACTACACTTGTTGCATCGAACATGCAGTACTTCCGGTACGAGCTCGTGTGGGAAAAATCAAAGGCGACAGGGCATGCATTGTGCAATAAGCGCCCAATGAAGGCACACGAAAGTATTTGCATCTTCAGCAAGGGAGCACATCTTTACAATCCACAGAAGACCCCTGGCAAACCATACAAACAGAGGCTTGGGACGAAAGAATCTAAAGAGTTTTCAACAGGTACTAGTCGAAATGATAATGCTTCTGGGGACCGATACCCGCGCTCAGTTCTATATTTCAAAACTGCTGAAAGCGAGGGGAAATCACAGCATCCCACCCAAAAACCAGTAGCCCTAATGGAATACCTAATCCGAACCTACACGCACGAGGGCATGACCGTTCTCGATAATTGCATGGGTAGCGGCACAACCGGAGTCGCCTGCGTAAACACCGGCCGGAAATTCATCGGTATTGAGATGGACGAAGGATATTTTGATATCGCACAGAAGCGTATCGCTGGAGCCGTTGCTGCGAAAGACCTTGAAACCGCTATTTCCTTGAGCCTGGACGCATCAGACAAAACAGCCTAAGCAGAACAGAAAGGCCAACTAGAAATAATTGGCCTTTTTTGTTGACTGGGTTATGTGGGTGGGCTAAGGTTCGGTTTACAAATAGAGCGGAGGGTTTTGAAATGTGCAATTGCAGGCAGGAATTCGAATCAAGGGCAGCAGAGCATTACCCTGAAATAGATAATGGGAAGGCGACGCTGCAAGGATACATGCTGATCCCGTCAGGCTTTCAGTACCTGGAATGCGAAGTGGTCGGCACACGCACCACTGCCAAAGGAAAGGTTATCAAGCAGAAGAAAGTAATCAATGCGCTTGGTAAATTCTGCATGTTCTGCGGCGAAGCATTCAAAAAATAGAGCGGAGGTGGTTATGAGTATTACAGGTGGTGATTGGCACGTAGCAGGCACAACACAATCTCGATATATTGATGCGCGTCAACCGGACGGCATGGTTCAAGAGGTTGCCTGGTGCGGTCAGTGCGAGTACGGCGATAACATTGATAATGCGCGGCTGCTGTGTGCGGCGCCTGATTTGCTGGAGGCTCTGGAAAATCTAGCGCTTCAGGTAAAGCGTCATGCCGATTTCCAGGGCCACACTGAAGGATGGATGGCATTCGATGACGCAATGCAGGCAATCTCAAAGGCTACCGGGAAATGACCTACCGCGACGCACTATGGTCCGCCATCATCGGCGAGGCTGACAAGTTTGGGCATCGGATTACCAAAGCTAAGCGGGATCGGTATTTGCGCCTAGTGAAGCACTGGGAGATGACGAAATGAGCGAATTTTACATGCATGCATTCTTGAATGCAAATCCGCCGCCAAGAGCAAACGATGCACGGGATGAATTCGCCATGCGAGCGATGACCATGTTTGTAGGCATGGACATAACATGCGATTCAGATATTAGGCGGCAATACGATTTCTCAGAGGCGGCCTCACTCGCCTACCAATATGCCGACGCAATGATGAAGGAGCGCGCTAAGTGAAACCAGGCATCTACACAGCAGACCAGCTTTCAAACGCTGCATACCACTCAGGACCAGGTATTAGCTGCACTGGTCTCAAGAAGATCGCGGTCAGTCCGGCACACTTCAAGCGCGGCGAATTCAAGCAGACTGCGGCGATGGCAATGGGTAGCGCGACTCACTCAGCGATCCTTGAGCCTGATTCGTTTGCTAAGCAGTATGCTTTCTTGCCGCAAGGGAAAGATCGCCGCTCAACTGAATACAAGGCTTTGTGCGCTGAACATGGCGCGGATAACGTATTAACCAATCTAGATAATTTCCAGATTATCCAGATGCAGCGAGCCGTTCGCGCCAACCCAATCGCTAACAAATGGCTGTATCAGGAGCAGGGGCGCAACGAGCTGTCTGTGTACGCCAAAGATCCAGAGACCGGCGTGCTTGTTCGGTGCCGGTTTGACCGGTTGCTTGATCGTGGGTTCTCTCCGGACCTGAAGACGACGACCGATGCTAGCCCGCGCGGGTTTAGTAACGCGATTGCAAAATACGGGTACGCGTTCCAGGCTGCGTTCTATCTCGACACGTATTACTGGGCAACTGGTGATGTGCTGGACGGTTTCGGGTTCATCGCGGTCGAGAGTAAGGCGCCGCATAACGTCATGTGCTACCGACTGGATGATGAGTCGATTGAGGTTGGTAGAAATCAATACCGATCCGCGCTAAATACTTATGCGAATTGCCTTGAATCCGGTCGCTGGGAAGGTTACGATGGCGCCTCAGAAGAACAGTTGATTGGGTTACCTATGTGGTCGCTAAATCAGTATCAAGATGAACTGGACGATTCCATTGTTTTTGGAGATGAGTAATGAGTGACATCAGCAGCTTGCGAGACACCATTATCCCTAAGGCCGATCAAATTAATTTTGACGACGTCCAAGTGGCGCCTGTAACAGTCAAGGTGGTGAACGTTCGCCGGGGTGACAAAGAATCGCCTGTGTTCATTGATCTAGAAGGTTACGAAGGCCGAGCATTCAAGCCTTGCAAGACAGTGCGCCGACTGATAATCAATGCGTGGGGCGACGACGGCAGGGCTTGGATTGGTCGAAGCATGACTCTGTACGGCGATCCGACCGTTGTCTATGGCGGCGTAAAGGTTGGCGGGATTCGAGTGAGTCACATGTCAGACCTGGAAAACGACATGACTGTTAGCCTGACTGCCACTCGTGGAAAGCGGGTTGCGCATACCGTCAAGAAGCTGTCGATTGCGATGTATCCCGTCGATAAGTTCGAAGCTAACCTACCAGCCTGGCACGCAGCAATCGCAGCCGGCAAAGCAACCGCAGAAAATGTTATTGCAAAAGTTCAGCAGTCTGGTAAATTGACGCCTGAGCAAATCGAACTAATCAAGAATCCACAAGAGGCGGCACAATAATGGCACGCGGCGTAAACAAAGTAATTCTAGTAGGAACTTGCGGACAAGATCCAGAGATCAAGTATTTGCCTAATGGCAATGCTGTCTGCAACCTGAGTCTTGCAACCAGTGAGCAATGGACCGACAAGCAAACCAATCAGAAGGTCGAGAAAACCGAATGGCATCGTGTGTCGATGTTCGGAAAGGTTGCGGAAATTGCCGGAGAATACCTGCGTAAAGGTTCGCAGGTATACATCGAAGGCAAGCTGCAAACACGCGAATGGGAAAAGGACGGCATCAAGCGTTACACGACTGAGATCGTGGTTGATATGCGAGGCACTATGCAGTTACTAGGCGGCAAGCCTGCTGATGGTGGTAGTTCGCAGCCGAAGCCTCAACATCAGTCGCGGCCATCGCCTCAACAAGCAGCTCCACAGCCAGCGCCAGACTTTGACTCGTTTGACGACGATATCCCATTCTGATCTAACCACCCAGCCCCGCTAACCACGGGGCAATCCCAACAAACGGAGCCAGCAATGTCTTGGGCATTCGAACTTTACAAGGAAATTGGTCGGCCAGCAGTTGAGGTCGTCCGTGAGCTTCTTATGGAAAACAGCATTTCAGCGACGGCGCAGATTATCGGAATCTCGCATAACACGCTGAAAAAATATGTCAGCGAGCGGTCTATACCATTCACTCCCAAGCTGATGCCGAAAGAGATGGCGCCTAGAAAAGATCGGCGTGCAGATAGCCGCTCCAGGTTTTTAGAGCTGGATGGTAAATCGCAGTCGATTACGAAATGGGCCAAGGAGATTGGCGTGAGTCGCTGCAAAATCTCTAAGCGGCTTGATCGCGGCATGTCAGTTCGTGAAGCGTTGCAGCCTGGATCTGAGCGCTACAAGTTTCCAGCCAACAACATCAAGGGGAAAGCTCGTGGCTAGGTCCGTTATTAGCGAGGTAGAACAGGAGTACGGAGAGCCGTTCTGGGATGTCGTGCGCGCCTACGCTGCTGACGGAAACTCGATGCAGATGACGGCCAAGATACTTGGCTATACGAACGGATCAAGCCTTTGGTATCTGATCAAGCATCACAAGAAGGACATTGAATTCCCGAAGATGGGCTACTGCAATGCCGTACAAAACCCCGATCCGATGAGGGAAGAAGACAAGCAGAAGATCAGCGACATCAAGCGCTCTCACAATCTAAGCGCTGCTGGTGATTACGAACGTCGCACCGGTGAATCAGCAGAGGCTGCTATCCGTCGCTTAGCTGGAACCAATACGGTAGCAGGAACAGCTAGAGCAATTGGCTGGAAGAATGCCTCTTGCATGCGAGCGTGGATGAAGATTCGCGGCATTGAGGTTGAGTTCGGTAAGTACAATCCTGTTCCGCCTCGCCGGAATGGCTGGGGAACAATTAATTTGCGCGCTGCAAGCCACGGATAATTTCTTGCAGTGCCGAGATCTGAGCATCCTTCTTGGTAATCAGTTCTCGATGGGCAAAATAAGCTCGTCGAGCGTCTTGGTTGAGGATGGCAATTTCTCCATGGTCCACGCTGGGATCACTGGTAGCTGGCAAACAGGAGGCGCGGACTGACAGGCGCTTATTGCTAGCAGCGAGAGCAGAAGTAACAGCTTGTGCATCTGATAATTCCTTGCTGGCCTTTGCGTCAGCTTGAGTTACTACGATTGATTGCTCTAATACCGACCGCGCCTTCTCCTGAGCCTGGTGCAGCTCAATCCTCGACACGCTAGCATCATGCCAAAGCCAAACGACTATCGCGCCGCATGCGAGGCCTGAGAGGAAGCGCCAAGGTAGCGCGGTTAGCCAGAGCGGCATTAGTGTTCTCCGTAGAACAGTTGTCTGGCCTTGAAGTAGGAAATCAAAGTCTCTGCTTTATGCTCAAATTGTCCGTAATTTGCGCCAGGAAGAGAAGCCCAGCGAGACTTGCACTTGATCAGCGCATCCCCAATACGGCCAGCCTCAATATCACCCAGCGCCTTGCATTCCTTGATAAGCCGGATAGCGATCTTGTCTTGGCTAGCCGGCGAGAAGTCAGGCAGTTTAAGCAGAACCTTATAGGCATCGTAGAACCTCGCCAGAATCTGATAGCGACCAGCAGCGGTCGACTTGATGCCTAGCTTTGGCAGATAGACCAGCTTGCGAGGGTGGTCCTTGTAGCCGCTGAATAAATCTCCGCCAACCACCACATCGTAGCCTCGATCCTTGGTTGGCTGGCGTCCATTATCTGTTCCTTCGCTCATCGCCAGGGTGTCGAGGAAAGCCTGCATATTGCTCATGACATCACCATCTGAAAATATATTCCTATCTTAACAAAAATAGATTGCCTTTCCTGTGTGTGGCGGAATACAATCACTCCAAGCCAACAGGAGCAACCACATGCATACCAAGAATCAAGAAGAGTTCGCCAAGCAAATACACCGGGCAATTTCCTTCGCAGACGATAAATTCCAGCGTTCACGCACAAGCGAATACAAGCACATCTTTGGCATGCTTCGTGGTGCGCTTCTGATGGGCCTGCCATACGCGATGTACTCGTCGCTTTACTCGCACGTTTGGGAGTGCAAATTCGACTCAGAAGGCGTCGATATGGAAGATCCAGAGCAAGCCGAACTGAACATGGAGGATTGATTATGAACATGCGAACAATTACAACAATCGCAATCGTAGCTCTACTGTCTATTGGTTTCGTGATATCTAATCGAATGAGCTACCAAGACGGTCTGGATGATCAAGCGTTTAAGTGCTCCATGATTATCGAGGGCGCATGGCCAGACGTTGACGGATACTTTGAAAAGGTCTGCAAATCATGATTATTCAGGCGATTGCGTTCAATATCGTTTTTGTCTGGCTGCCAATTTCCTTCTGGTTTGCTTCCTGAATTTTTGATGAGGTGTTTATGAGCGAAGTTAAGCGGTACCTGATAGATCCACAAATAATTGCAAATTGGAGCGATGAGCCAGGAAAGTTCGACTACCTGAGAATTTCAGTCGTACTGGCTTCAGACTTCGACGCCGAACGCCTGCGAGCTGACACCGCTGTGGCTGAGGTGGCGGCTTTGCGGGAAGAGTTGGAACAAGCGAAGAGAGACCGTGACTGCGAGCAGCGCGCATGCATTGAGGCTAACGCTAGCCTGAAAGCCGCCGAGCAGCGGAATTCGGAGCAACTGTCATTACTGCATATGTCAAAGGAACTGCTTTCAACGATAAGCCTGCACAGAACGATGGCCCCTAATGACTGGTGCGATAGCTTCAAAAATGAAGTAGCCGACAGACTGGAAAATCTACGCGCAGTCTTGGCCAAACCCACCGAATCGGGAGCAAGCGAATGAGCAAACTTTGCAAACTTTTGGCGGCAGGTTTTACAGAAGACCAAGCCAGAAGAATTACCAACCCTAGATTCGCTAAGGGTTACGACATAAAACAGAGGTTCGAGAACTGGGGAACCATCACGATTTTTATGTGGTGCCTCAACAAAGACGCTCGATTGAGCAGCTGGGTATTTTGGCTCAGCGACTCGCTTAAATGGACCTGCAAATTCTCACCAGCTGCACTAAAGGCTGCAACTATCGTCACCCATGATCGCTACCTTGTTTGGAGTGAAAAGAAATGAGCGTATCCAGTTTTGATGAAGCACTTGTATGGGACCCTGAGTTTGCAAAACTCCCGGAGTCGTTAAGAACAAAAATTATTAATCATATAAGAACGCAGGCTAGTGAGAACTACCAGCTAATGCAGCGCCTTGCCCCTGCGCCTACCGAAGAAATTGACTTGCGTGTGGAACTGGTTACCGCCTTGGCGAGAGCTGACGAGGCGCTAGCACTCACCGGAGTCTTCTATCAGAAACATCTGCTCTCCGAAAACCTGCGAAAGAACCTGCAGACTAAAAATTCGGATCTGGCTCAAAATGCAAAGCTCGGTGAAATTCTCCTGCGTTTTATTGATCGCCTAAACGACCCATCGCCGAACGACCCGCTAACCCTGGTGGTTGTACAACTTGTGGCCGCTGTGGATGCGGCTATGAAGGAAACTCAAACGGACCGGGCCGCAGAAAATGCCGCCTGGGTAGCGAAAAATCCGTTCTGGCCGTGCGACAGCGCTGAGCAGCAGGCCGAGTTCAAGGAATGGAAACTTCTTAAGCGCGCCGCTGAATCGGGAGCAATCGAATGAGCAGGCTATTAGATATTTTGGTGCGAGAGCTAAAGGCATGGCCTGAAGGCTGTGACGAACTTTTCCAGACTTCATCCGGGCGGGTGATAGGCATTTCTGAATCAGACCCTGACTTAACAGAAAAGGTAGGCCCGTTCACATTAAATGATGAAGGGACCGATCCTCACGTTAATCGCGCCGAGTTTGAAGATGCTCGATCACGTATAGCCGCCCCTATCGTTGAGGCTGACGGAATGGGGGAGGCGGTGGCGATCATGACGCACGGATCGGAAGGTAACTGCTGTATCTGGTTCAGCCGACCGCCTGACGGAACGCTGCTGTACGCCTCGCAGCCCGCGCCGGTATCGGTTCCGTATGGCTGGAGACTGGTTCCACTGCACCCGACTATGGATATGCTTGATGCGTTGATGGAATGGAGCAAGGTCGGCAACGTCAATGCCTACAACAACATTCTCGAAGCCGCACCGGACTGCCTCGACAATGTCAAGGAGCTGAATCAATGAGATCCATCTACGGCAAGGAGTGCGCCAAGCATCCAGAATTGGCTGGCCGACGCTACTTGCCGAACAACAACTGCATCAAGTGTCACAGTGAATCGATGAAGATTCACAACGAGAGACGACGCAATGCTCTACTTGAGCTAATAGCAGCCGCACAAGAATCGCGCCACTGCTCGCCAAGAATTGATCTGGCGTTGCAGGCGATGGGGAAATAGTTATGCAGCACAAGATACTATCAAATCCATACTACCTTGAAGGCAAGCTAGCATTTTTGGAGAATAAGCATGAGTGTCCTTATCAGCCAGGACCGGAGAAAGGACTTTGGTTGGCAGGAGTTGCAGAGATGCGCGAAGAACTTAGAGTTCTCAGAGAAAGCCTGTCATTGCAAGCACGAGCTAGGTGAGACAGGGGCGATTTTTCTGAGGAGTTACGGTGTACTGTATTGCAATGAATGTTCCGGACTTCAACCAATCAAACACGAGATCCGATAATGAGCCAACGAATCAAGCTGAAATTCTTCCCGTTTCCAGATATGGTTTCGGATCTTGTGGTTAACTTGGCGGAGGCCGGATTCAATATCGAAATGAGTCCGTGCGAAGGTCAGGACTTCAGCGTAATGATTGCCGAGCGCTGTTATGAGGGGGAGGAGTGTACGGTATTGCCAACAGGTCCAACTATCCACTAAAAGAAACCCCGCCTTGTGAGCGGGGTTTTTGTTTTAGCTGACTACGTTAGCTTCTACTGTTGCGCTTGATAGCGTCATTGCACCGCCACCAGTTACTTCAAAGGTGTAAGTGCCTAGCGCAGAGTTAAGGAATACCTCTCGATATACCGGACCAGAACCAAAAGAAGCTGCTGGGATTGTGATGATCGTGGTGCCGTTCATGTTTAGCAATACCGGAGCCGAAGCAGCGGAAGAGTTAAAGATGTTAAGGCGAACACGAATAACAGTCGCGCCAGTAGGCAGGGTGAATCCGGACGGAGAAGACTTTATCATCGATACCGTATGGACTTCGCCAGTGATCGCCGTAAATAACTTACCCTGAGCAAATCCAGAGAACAGGCCAAGGCTAGGACTAAGGTCTCCAGTTTTTACATGGATGCTTGAGTTCGTTATAGGAGTTGAATCCGTTCCTACATAGGCGTATTTGGCCACGCGAATCTTGTTGTTTGAGCCGTGAAATCCATTAATTGCACCAGCAAATTCGATGCCAGAGTTAGAAATCACGTTAACGACGTTATCATGAACCTCAAGTTCATTGACGCCGCTGCCGCCTATATAAAGCCAGCGCGAATTTGAACCGCCAAAATCAGTAAGCCTACGGAACATATCGTTGCTAATCATCCCAACCGTGCCCTCGTTGTAAGTCACACGAGTGCAGCTGCCCATGACAGAATCAAACAGAACGCCGAAAGACTGAACTGTCTTATATCCGGCAGAAACGTATTGATGAATGTCACCAATATTTACTGCTGATGTGCTGGAATCAGGAATCAGGACGGAAGTAGCGTCAATGATCTTGTAAGCGAAATCAAGTGCTCGCTGGTGAGTATACCCAGTTGATGCCCCTGCACGGCTAAGCGCATGGTTTCCGCGAATGCCGAGGAAGTTCGTATCTGTAATCGAGTGGTGGAACAGGCAGTCGTAAGTCTGGTTGTTGGTAATCGAGTTTCCGCTATCAGTAGCGCCACCAATGGCGTTCACGCTGAACCCGTAGGTGCACTTCGAAACCTCGTTGTTGTAAGCGTTGCCGGTGGTCAGGTTGCTGATTAGGCTGATGCCCTGATAGCAGTCATTAACCTTGTTGCCGAACACGCGAATATCTGAGTTTGCACCTTCGACTTCAATGCCATACAGGCCGACGTTGTCGATCACGTTGTTGCTAGCCACGCCTTTCTGCACGCCGGCATGACCAATACCAGACTCTTGCGTGCAACAGTTGATATTCACTGCGTCTGTTACAACGTCTGTGCATTCGACGTAGATAACACCCCAGCCCATGAAGTAATCAAGCTTGCCAACGCCTTCGCCAAGTACCCGTGCGCCATTGCAGCGAATGAAC